GTTTTTCTTCAACAAACCGAGCTTGTCTTTGTTGCCTGGTTTATTAATGAAGGCTTCACATTCTTTGATGAACTTATCACTTTCGGATCTATCTATTGGTTTATTACTTGAGACAGTGGGTTTACTATCATCAGGGTTTAACCATGCCTTGTCCTTATCATATAAAGACAGGCCAAATTGATCTCCAAATTGCATCAGCGCACGTTTTCTTGCATCGCTTTCCGCTTCTTTTACTGCTGATTCATATTTATCACCAATACCACCCATACGCCCATGACCAGCACCTGTTCCCTCTCTAATAACATTTCCAACGGTAATTCTTACTCTTGCAATGTAAGTAATACATTTGGGATCTTCAGAAACTAAAACTGTTTCCAATGTTTCAGAACTCCAACCATCAAAACCGAAGATGCGGTTGGCTTCCTGTATAACGTGCCAGCTTTCAACATAGGCTAATTCTTGACCGCCACCACCTTTTCTGAAGGTGACATTTTTATGATCAATTTTTTGGTTTAGCAGTTTTTTCTGCTCTTCATTAAAAGTCATTTTTCTAAGGGGGTTGAAAATGCCCATCGGGGCAGGGATAAAGATTGAACTCCTGTTTGACACCAGCTTGGCCAATCATCAAGCAGGCGACATTCGGCAATCTTATCTAGAGCTTCTCTAGACAGTTTTTGCCCTTCTTGCAACGCATCATCATCAAGCTCCCATAAACCGACATCAAACGGATATTCAGATTGCACCACAAGAAAGATAAATCTTTTTGCTGATGGAATACCATTGAGATAATGTTTTGCCTGCAAATGATAGGTGAAATTGGCAACAGCCTTTGCAAAGTCTCTGGGATTTGCTCCTGTTCTACTGGTTTTTAAATCCACAATAGTTTCTTTGTTCAACCAATCAGGTCGGCATTTACAGGTCAAACCAGTAGTCTTGTCATCCCACCAATATGATTTCTCTGCAATACCAAAACTGAGTAACTTTTTGGCATGGGGTTCTGCAAATACCGCATCTCTCATCTTGATCGCATTTTCCATATCAGCTTCAGTGACAGCAGTGAGACCTTTTGCTTCAGCTTCCTTTGCCTCCTCTTTTCCTTTTTTGGTTGTCCTTGATGATACTGCAACAAACCTTTTTGTCAGTTCATCAGGTTCGAGAACCGCACAATGTGTCAATGTTCCAAGCAGCATTGCACTTGTCGGTTTATGTTCTGGTCTTTCGGGATTTAGAAAAGAGTTCCAATAAGCCTTTGGGCCATGCTTGACCATTGTTTTCTGCATAGATGCTGAGATTGCATCATCAGCATGGTATTTTTCGTTTGAAATTTGGGTTGATCCTGTTGTCATGATTCTAAATAAGGTTTGTAACGATTAAAGATTTCTCTGTGTCTATGAATTAATGAATGACATTGAGAACAAACAAGACGTAAATTTTCTGTCTCATCAGTTCCTTGTTGCTCAACAGGTATTACATGATGGACTTCTAATGGTATTTTTAGAATTTTCAGATTAAATTTATCTCTCAAACAAATTTCACAAAAACCCATCATGTCGAAAGGGATTTTTTGTTTTAATAATTTTTTACCAGTTTTCTTTCTTTTTTTCTTGTCTGCATTTTCTGGAAAGGGCAGCCATTTTTGATGACGGTCACAAGCACGACAATAAACTTCGGCATATTTATTAGGTCTGTTTGGTGTCAATCGACTATCACAAACACCACCACAGTCAGGATATTTACAGCAACCATATACTGCTCTTTCTTGTGCTTGTTGTAATCTCTCAAAATGTTCAGGTAAACCATAAGGAACAGGCTCGCCCATTTCAAACATAGAACTCATGAATCTGTGTACCTCTTTGTGTGAGGGCCATACTGCATCATCAAACGTGGCCATGTTTTCAAAATAAGTGCTTTATCCTGTGGCATTGCAACAAGACCAGCCTGGGCAAGTCTCTTGAGAAAAGGTGATGCGTCTGGAGAATCAATTACAGATGCAAATGTATTGAAGATTTCTTTCTCAGTCATAGTTAAGATTGGGTTGCCGAGGTCGGAGCGTTCAGGGGTTGGTCGCTTCTTCCTCGGTTGTTTATGGAAGCGCAGACCAAGATCATATTCACTCATCATCTTTTGGCTAGCTCCTGGCAGGCAGCCTGTACATTAAAAGTGTGGCAGTCTATTTGGGTAGAACGTGTCAATGAATCTGTAAGTGCAAAATATCCAATGCCAAATATGCAAAGATAGAGAAATGCGTGTTTCATGGGGTTGGGTTTCAGGGGCTTCCTAATGATAACTAACGGTCAACACTTGTCAACGGTTCGTGAATAAATAATATCTTCACAGTTTTTGTCGATTTATGCAAACAAAATGCCTTGAACACTTGGAGAAAAAGAAGAATCATATCTTTTGTTTTGACCTTTTGGGTAAGGCAAGATGTCATAACTAAGATTACTTTTCATTTCTTGTTTTTGTTTTTTTGTACCTAAAAATTGAAAATATCTATGTTTTCTTGATCTTTCGACTTTATAGAAATTTTGATTATCATTTTTAATTTTATCAATATCAAATAATTTAGTAACAGTTTGATTAGCTAAATTTGAATTTTTCATTCTCCACTCAATGTGCTTTGCAGTAACTCCAGTATAAATCCAATTTGTTGCTTGATAAATGTAACCATTATGACCTTGATTTATGTCAGAATAAGAAACTAAAGGACAAGGTTTCGGAAGAAGGTGAAAGGTTTTTGCAATAAAAAAACTCGCTGTATTTTTTGGTAAATTTTCATTTATGACTAAACGATTTAACTCTAAGAAAGAATCAATATATTTTCCACCAAAAGCTCCTGTCATAAGTGTTCTACTTGATGGCTGTGCGTAGCTTATAACTCCAGATAAAATATTCTTAGAATTATATAAACCAAAACAATAAATAATCTGGGGTATTCTTTTTGCATAATGTTTTTTCAAAAACCATTGATGAGTTTCATGTTTTTGGATAGGTAAAACTTTAAATAAATTGTTCATTTTGAATCGGGGGTTGATTTAGCTTTATATTACATCAGGTGTCAACAACTGTCAACATATAAAATTATTAATAGGCAAAAAAAAAGGCTTAATTAAAAGCCTGTAAGATATTTGCCTTTATCTCCTCGATCTCCATTGCCTATCTCGGTTGGCCATTCAACTCTCCAAGGGACTTCATTGCCATCCTCATCAATCTCTACCTCAGGATCTGCTGGTGTAGTGATTCTTTCTACCCATACATAGCCATCTCTTGCTGGTCTGTGCATTTCAGCATTATCAAGGACTCTTGCCTTGAATACGTCACCGCAATGTGAGAAACCGATTGCTCCTTCACACCATACTGTTTTTAAGTTTTCCATTGTTCCTCCGAACTAAGTATATTTATATTATAAACACAAGAATCAACAACTGTCAACAAGGTTTCATTACTTTTACATCAAATCCCTTTTCCTTCAGTTCCTCAATCCTATATTTCTGGATTTCACTAAGTCTGCCCTTCGGCCCCTTGACCTCAATGAACTTGACCTCATCTGGTTTCATACATACCAAATCAGGTAAGCCAGCTTTGTTGCACATAATTAACTTGATTACTGTCCACCCTTCTTTCTCGTGCTTGTCTATCAGCTTCTTCTGATATTGAGCTTCGGTCATGGTAGTAATGGTTGATCGTGTAGCTTTTCTTTAATTTAACAACATCATATACCTTTGGCTCGATTCCCTTCTCTGCAAAAATATAATGTATTTTATTCTTTCTATCCCTACCAAGGAAACTTGCTCTCTCCCTACCCTGCAAATAACTAAGTGCAGAATAATCTATCCCAAGAAATATAAGATGATCCGCACTGCTTAAATTAACTCCTTCTCTGCAACTCTTGACCTGACCGATAAAAACAGAATCACTGACAGCGTTAAATATATCTGGATCATCTGTTGCCCTAGCACCAAAACCTTCTCTGAGCATTTTACCTTCAGCGATAAAGCAATATAAAATTGCAATCCTTCCAGTAAAGTTATCTCTAATATATTCTGCTTTGCTTTTATCAAATATTATTGCTCCATGATTCTCGGTGATCACATGACCATTATATATCTGCCTCAATTTGCTCATAACTTTAGCCCCTGTATCAGCTACAACTGATCTTCCTGTTGGGCTACCAATAACACCGTTTTTTATAATTCTCAACGCAAGCCTGTAAGTTCTTCTGGACATTTTCACCATATGAACTTCCTCTTCCACTTCCTGAGTAAAGCCTGCTTCCCTCTGTGTCATCTGCACTGTATAAGGTTCAATGTCCTTCAATATTCTGCTTTGCTTGGCATCTGAATAATCTTTGATAACAATACCAGTACCAACTCTTTTTTCCTTCACATCAACATAATCAGTAGCCCATCTGTAAAAGTTCTGATAATGACTCCACAAAAAAGGAGTTAAAGACCATTGGTGATAAAGCTGGCTGAAACTCTCAGGGCTTGGTGTTCCACTCATCAAAATGATGCTGTTATATCTAAGCTGCAATATATTCTGATATCTTTGCGATGGTTTTGGAAATGCACCCACACTATGGGCTTCATCTACAATAATCATATTCCAACTTGTACCCTTAAAATTTTTTAACTGCTCAAAGTTAGTTATGGATACTATCTTTTCAAGATTCATCTTTTCAACATCACTTTTTATACTTGGTATTGCTTTTTTCTTAGTGATCACCAACACCTTTTCAAGTGCCATATTTTTGACAACAGACAATGCAACAAGTGTTTTGCCTGTTCTACATTCGCCACTGAGATATGCACATTTTTTGATCTGACAAAGCCTGGTCAACTTTCTGCTTGCCACTTTTTGATATTCTCGTAATTGAACCATTGACCATACTGTATATGGTGGTATCTTACCCTATAGTTACACATAAACAACCCTAGATATGGAACAAGAGCAAACATTAAAGACAAT